ACTGATTACCTCAGTTTGGCAGATGCAAAAACCCATTTAAGGGTTACAAGTTCCTCAGATGATACTTACATTTCGGGGCTTATCTCTATGGCAATTGATGCCTGCAGTAATTATTTGGGCTATTCGATTCGCAAAGGAACGGCAAAGTATGGCTTCGACTCATTTACAGGCCAGCCTGCGCTTGTGAATCCTGTGAACGGCCTCAATATACCTTCGGGCAATTATCTGCGTTTAAACACACGCTGTTTGGCGGTTAACTCCGTGAGCTATGTGAACGACTCGCAGGCAGTTGTTGCTTTTGCTTCTGGTGATTGGCTGGTTTCCCCTGATCCAATGGGCGGGTATTCTCGAAATATCTTTTTTGAAAATACGCCATCCTCAATAACAGACGATGTGATTAAGTACATCGTTGAAATCTCTGAGGGTTTTAATCCTGTCGGCACTTCTTCTGTAGACCCCGACACAATCCTACCCGCCACGATTAAACACGCGGCGCTGTTGTTAGTTGCTCAGTACTACGATAATAGGCAGGCAATCATTACGGGTACTATCTCTAGCACGATGGACTTCGGATTTCACTACCTACTCGATCCGTACAAAATCCAAATCATGATCTAATGAATGCGGGGGTAATGGATGTTTTGGTAAGCCTGCAAAGTTATACCGAAACCATAGATACAAACACAGGCGAGAAGCTGCAAACGTGGACGGAATACGCAACCGCCTGGGCGCAGCGTGTTGAGCAGGAAAGTGGTGCCGAGAATGTAAACGCAGACAGGCGCGAGCATAAGCAAATTGTGATGTATACAATTCGTTTCAATTCGGCCGTAGGCGTTAAGCACAGGGTGGTTGACGACAACGGAGCGCACAACATTGTTAACATTGCAAACCTTCAGCGCAATCTATATTTGAAACTACAAACCGAATTAACGCAATAATGGAAAAAATCGACGGACTCGCTGAAACCTTGGAAGCCCTAAAGGCTATGGGCGTCAGTGTGAAAAGTCGTAAACTCCAGCAAGTTTTAAAGAAAAGCGCTAGCCCAATTATTGCAACGGCCAAATCTTTGGTGCCAGTTGATACAGGCGATTTGCGGGACTCAATCGGGTTCATCAATAGCAAGGATAATCAGAACTTTGATAAGGCTTTGATTGGCTTGCGCAAGGAGTACCACAACAACTACCTAGGCGTGATGTATGAGTACGGCGTGCCAACAAGTCGTATCCAAGCAACTACAGGCCGCTATACAGGATCTATTGCCCCGGTGCGTTTTATGCAAAGGGCCGTCGATTCAAACGCCACAAGCGTTGAGGAAAATATAATGAAAGGCGTTGATCAAATCATTGCCGATTTAGCTAAAAAAAATAATCTAATATACAAATAACCATGGCAACTACTGGACCAGTAAACGGCACGCTTATAAGCATCTATAAAGATGTTAGCGGAACCTTGACCAAAATCGCAAACGCGACATCTCATTCAATCGACATTTCAAAAGATATGATCGACGTTACTAACAAAGACAGCGCAGGCGCTAAAGAATTTATTGCCGGTGAATATGGCTACACTTTGAACGTCGAAGGTATTTTTGAAGAAGATGCATCTGTGAGCACTAGCGGGCAATCATTCAAAGATATTTTGACCGACTTGTTAGCAGGTACTGCTGTAACTGTTGTAATGACTACTAACAGCAGCGGAGACCAAAAAATGACAGGATCGGCTTTCTTTAGCAGCTTGTCTTTGAGCGCACCTAACAACGACAAAGCGACCTTCACAGGAACTTTGCAGGGTACTGGCGCTTTGACTGTTGGCACTGTAACGCCTTAATACTTTTTGTCTTATCTTTGTGGCATGAGCCACATTATCATTGGGGGTGTTCAGCACCCCCTTTTGTTTAACATGAACAGCCTGCGCAACGTTATGCAGTTGGCTGGGATGGAAAATTTCGCAGATCTAAACCTGCAAAAAGACCTTGCCAAATCTATGGACTTTGCACTAAGTTGCGCGTTCTATGGGATTCTGGAAGGCTACGAAGCCGACGGCAAAAAAACGCCATACCCCACGATCCAAAAGTTGGGCGCATCGGTTAAAAGATTTACAGAGTTGAGTCCTGCATTGGAGGGATTTACGCAGGCCGTTAGTGATTTCTTTAGCACCGAAGAGCCAGAGGGAAAGTAAAAGCCAAGGGCGACGGCGCACCGCTAACTTGGCGCAAGATTGAGCGCATTAGTTACGGCGAATTGAATCTGACTGAGCGAGAGTTTTGGAAATGCTCGCCACGTTTTTGGCGTTTAAAATTGGAAGGGATGCGTGAGGCGCAGCAACAGCAGTACAGAAACCAATGGGAGATTACCCGCTGGGCAGTTGCTACAAGCATGGCGCCACACTTAAAAAAGCCAATAGAACCGAAAAGGCTGTTAACATTTCCTTGGGAGGAACCCGAGTTTTTGTCTATTCACGAAGCGGTTAAACTATATTCGCATGTCTTTGATAAGTTAACCCCAGACGCCAAGGCATGAGCGCACCCATAAAAATAGTATATAACATTTTAAGCAATGCGTCAGACCTTACGGCGTTGGTTTCCACTCGCTTAAATCCTTTGCGGATTCCGCAAGAGTCTGCATTTCCTGCAATCGCTTATAATTTAGTTAGCGTAATTGCAAGCCCTACCAACACAAGCCACTCACGCACAGACTTTGCAAGGGTGCAAGTTAGTAGTTTTGGCACTACGTTTGCCGATGCGATGGACACAGCCGCGCAGGTTCGGGCCGCGTTTGAAGCTGCTACCTTTCCAGATACTTTTAATGGGGTATACTGCCAGGCGATTGAGTTCGATGGCGAGGTGCATTTGGTTGAAGATGAGGCAGGATTTGCAGGAATTTATCACGTTGCTCAGGACTTTATTATAAATTACATTTATGCCGCGCCAGTGCCATCTGGTGCTAGTTATTTGTTGCTCGAAGATGGCGCTTATTTATTGCAAGAAGATAGTTATAAAATAGAATTGTAAGCATGGCAAGGTCGTTAAATATAGTAATTGGCGCAAACATTGAAAAGCTCAGACAGGGCTTTAATGATGCGATATCAGTAATTAAAAAGGCGGGTGGTGAAATGTCTGCCGATGTTGCTAAGAGTGCAAAGAGCATTGAGGAAAAGCTAGCAAGCATAGCCACCCGTAACCCAACGATGGGAACTGTTAGGCAGTTGACTCAGTTGGCGATGGAAGCCCGGGCATTGGGTCCAGAGTTTGGCAAAGTTGCAGATCAGTTTATTCGTGAAGCGGGTAGAATAAAAGACAGCATAGGAGACGCACGTGCTGAGGTTGCATATTTCGCAAGTGATACACGCAGAATTGATGCGGTGTTAGGTGGAGTGCAAGCAGTGACTGGAGCCTTTGGAGCCTTGCAAGGTATTACTGCTTTGCTAGGTGCAGAAAACGAGGACATGCAAAAGACCATGATGAAACTTCATGCGGCTATGTCTGTAGTAACTGGATTGCAGGCCGTCATGAGTGCATTAGAAGCTGAGAGCACTGTGCGAAAAGGGGCCAATGTGGCAATGACAAAACTGCAAAACTACGTGATGGGGCAGGCAACTGTTGCGGCACGTGCTTACTCTGCCGCATTATTGGCTACAGGAGCGGGCGCGATATTGGTTGCAATTGGGCTTGTTGTTACGGTGTTTCAGAACATGTCGAGCGAAATCGACAAAGCAAAAAAACGACTTGAGCAATTTCAAAAAATACAGGAACGATCTTTAACACTTGGCCAAAGGCAAATAAAAGAAGAGGAAAGAAAAACCGAGTTAGCAATAAGCCAGGCAAAGGCGCAAGGCAAAAGTGAGGGGTATATTTTAAAGTTAAAAGAAGAAAGTTTAAAGCGTCAAAAAGCCATGTATATAAAATATGGCAAGGAGGCGCTTGATGCTTTGGCTGTGCAGAGACGCGAGGAGTTGTATTTAGCAACTGGCAACGCGGCGAAGATTACTGAAATTAGATTAAAATATGATCAGCTTGAAAACGATTTAAGATATTCAATCAATAACGAGTACAAGGATAAAGTCGTAGCGCTTGACATTGAAAAAAATAATCAGTTAGCGGAGAATAGAAAGGATGATTTAAAGGATGCTAAAAACAATGCGGCAGAATTAGCAAAACTAGAGGCGCAGGTATTTGGCCAAAAGAATACAGGCAAGGCAATAACAAATCCAATTGAGGATCAGATAAAGCCTGAAAAAATGGAGGATGTTATTAACTCTATGGAAATGGCCGCGCCTGCTGTTAAAGCTTTGAATGATGAGCTTGTTGGCATGGGTGGAACTGAAGGTGGCCCTGCAATGGTTGCGACCTCTGTGGGTGAATTATCTGCAGAACTGCAAGCCATGGCCGACACTAGTTCGGTAAGTTACAAAATACACGCAGCCGCTGCTGAGGAGGCTACAAGGAAAACGCAGGAATATGCGGACAGTTTTAAAGAAGCGATGTCTGGAGTTAACCAAGCATTTAACAACATGACTGCCCAGGGCCTCGAAGATTTCGGGGTATTGTTGGGTGATATTATGACGGGCCAAATTGGAAGCTTTGAAACCTTTGGGCAAAAGTTATTAAAGGCGGTTGCGGGTTTTATGAAATCCTTTGGGCAAGCATTGATTGCCACGGCCACAGCGTCGAAGGCTTTTAAGGAGTTATTGATTTCCAACCCTGTGCTCGCAGCTGCGGCGGGTGTTGCCTTGGTTGCGGGTTCTGCAGTGATCACCAACATGCTGAACAAAGGGCCAGAGATGACAGCCTTTGCCGAGGGGGGAATTGTGAGCGGGCCAACATTGGGATTGGTGGGGGAATATCCCGGGGCAAGTTCTAACCCTGAAGTAATTGCACCACTTGACAAATTGAAAGGAATGCTAAACACAAACGAGCAAAGCGGCTACGTTGCAAGCACCACAATACAGGGGCGCGATTTGGCGATAGTATTGGAACGATATAACAAAGACAGAAATAGGGGATAATGGCACGCATTTACTACGGCTCATTCAAGAGCATTCAAGACATTGATTACAGAGTTGAGTTGTGGGATGCGCCAAGCGGTAGCACCACCTCGGGCACCGAGTTAAAACTTGCGGGCGAGGGCTTTGTAATTGATCGCGAAGGCGAAGGCACTGCAACCTATGAAGAATTTTTAAGGCCATCACGATGCTCGACTGAGTGGGTGATGCCAAACAATACCGTACTGGCTGACTTTATTTCGATAAGTACAGAGGCTGAAAACAATTGGGCCATGATTGTGTATCGTGAGGATGTGCCTATTTGGATTGGTAGAGTTATTGCCGATCAGATGACGCGCCTACGTGAGCCCATCCAAGCAAAGCCACGCATAAAACTTGCGGCCGTTGACGGCTTGGAATTGTTAAAAGGTTTTCGGGTTAGTGATCTATGGTTTACGGATGGCATAATTACGGGGTCCTATCTTTTCCGCAAGTGCTTAGAAGAAATTGAACTAAGCGAGTACTGGGTAGTTTTAGGGATTAACACAAATTACTTTTACGACGCCTCTTTGATGTATGCCAGTGCAGCCGCATTAAAAGGGATTCACTTGCTCAGCTTCAACCTCAACGCGTTTGTTAAAAACTTTGACCCCATGAAGGACGTGCGGGCCATTGATGTAGACGCGGGTTATTATGCCGACACCAATATGCTCACCTGTACTGAGGCAATGGAGCAGATTTGCGCAGCCTTGCAAGTTAGGTTTATTCATGAGATGGCGGGTTATTGGATGGTGCCAGTAAACGGTTATTTTAATACCACGCTTGCCTATCGCCGTTACTCCTATACACTCGGCTACCAAGGCACTGGAACCTATACCCACAGGCAGACATTGGCAAGCCCACGCCCACAATGGGAAGCCAAGCCATCGCTTTACTATCAGCCCGCTGCAAAGTTGGTGAGAGTAGATACACAGCGCAGGCTAGTGGGAAGCGTATTTCGTACATACGCCAACATTTCGAGCACGTTATACACTGCTGAATTTACAGACATACCCACAGGAAGCACGCCAGATGATGCGCCTATTAAATTAAAAATAGTAGCAAAGTTTAATAGATCCTATCCGAGTGGAAAAGTAGAAAACAAATCAGGAATTAATTTTGTAATATGGGTAACTAATGGCACGACAGATTTGTATTTACAACCAGATGGATATTGGGCCAGTACTTACCAATCATATAGTGAAGAAATGGACACACGCGGGCAACGCACCACGTGGAATAGTTTTGCAATTGAAAGGCAATGCACTACGGCGCCCGCAGGATATACAACAATAAAAGCAACTGTAAACGTAAAAGGGATTGTAAAACAATATACTAAAAGCGGAGGATGGCAAGTTTTTGCGGTAATAGACAAACCTTTCTGGGCATCTGTGCAGGTTGCATTTGCCGATAGTTCAGCGTATCAAAACCCTGATTTTGTTTTTGATATTGAGGAGATATTCAGCCCAGGTACAACCTCGGCGCTTAACAGTACCGAAATTAATTTAAATATTGCCCATTACTCGAGCGATTCAAAATATGCAATTGGCAATATACTGGCCTACAATGGCACTACCAATGTGGTGGCCGATGATTGGTTTGGCGGTTGGGATTCTGTAACCCATGGCACGCTTACTGAAATGATAGGCACGGCCGTAGGTGGTTGCTATAAAGATTTTTTGCAAGTGGTGCGTGGTAGTTGGGTGGACAGTGGCACACTTACTGCGATCAAAACTTTGTATTTTGACGGCGGCGCCTGGGTGTTGAATGGCTGCAGCTTCAAAGCAAAGTCCGAGTCATGGGATGGCGAGTGGCTGTATTTGGCCCCAACTTATTCAGGGCTTACATCGACGGGCGAAGGCTACAAAATAGATCCCGGCAAAAACGATGACAAAGTAAATTACGCACTGGAAGCCGTGGCCGATATTAACGGCTCAATCAGTTTTGTGCCTGAGCAGGTTTTGGAGTTTTTGATTAACGATGCAGAAGGCGCGCCAACAACTCAGCCAACTATTAATACACGTTGGGAGGTGATGCTGGAATATGTGGACAGTTCAGAAGTTGTAAGATGGCACGTGCAGGAACACAACGCAAGCGTAACCTACACAGCAGGCACCCACACAATTACAAACGGCTACGAGCTTATTATTTGTAATACTACAGACGGCAACGTAACTGTCAACTTACCTAACGCTACCGAGAGCAAGGGCAAAAAATACTACTTCATTAAGAAAGCAAGTG